AAAATTTATAGAACGTTACTGGATTATGGATCAAGCAGGCCGCATTCGATATATGTGGCTTATGCCCAATGGTTACATTTTACCACATGTTGATCGAGCAGGGCAGCAGTTGTTCGAGTGCAATATTGCTATCAACCATCCAAATAACTGTAGAGTGCAGTTTTTGGATCATGGAACCATACCGTTTGAAGCTGGCAAAGGCTTTATAATTGACACCAGTCGTAGGCACTTTGCAGTTAATCAATCTCAAGATTGGCGGTTGCATTTAATTGTGCATGCACCGTTGAAACCCGGTGTTGTTAGACAAAGCTATGAAAAAAGTTTTTATAGTTGATCAGCATCAACACACCAAACTGCTGCATTTTACGCAGACCAAAGTGATGTTTGATGCTAACAATCATTACACAGCCTGGGCTGATGATATTGTAACTGTGCAAGACCTAGCAGAAGTAGGAGATCAAGCAGGTGTAATTATAGCCAGTGGCGAATTTGTTAGCACTGACTTTAGATGTGTTAACTGGGATTGGTCAAACCAAAACATTGCAATTGGGCATCCGGACTTGATACAGTTTTCAGCAGACTACAGCTATGAAATGCATCAGCGTCCTCCTTACTCGCCTGGGTCAAAACAATTGTATATTTTAGAAAACCTTTATCGCACGGTGTTGAGGAGTAAAAGATTGCTTTATCTAGATAACACCGAATCGTACCAACAAAAATCTTTGAATGGCGATGTATTGTATGGATTAGCATCCGGTTGGAAAACTGTGAGAATGTTTCGTGATGGACAGTTCAAGCACGTCGTAGTATATGATTGCAATCCGCGCCAATTGGATTTTGCCAGACAACTTCATGCACAACCATACATAGCTGATCACATTGACATCACTGATAACTTTATAGGTAGCACAACAGTGCCAGAGGATATCAAGAATTTTTGGCCCACCTGGCACAACACATCAGTGGAATTTCAATTAATAGATCTGTTTTCAACACCACAATTGAAGCCAAACAGTGTAGTTTGGGTTAGTAATGTATTTTGTTATGAGCCCACAATTTTTCAACAAGGATGGGAAACTTGCAAAATGGCTCGAGTCAGCTTGCAAAGTAACAATCCATCGTGTACAATATTAGAATATTAGGAGAACCTATGCCAAAGCCATTTGACGTATCAAAGTTCCGCAAGGAAATAACCAAAAGCATTGATGGATTATCCATTGGTTTCAATGACCCAACAGACTGGATCAGCACAGGCAACTATGCACTGAACTATCTGATATCCGGCGATTTCAACAAAGGTGTGCCGCTGGGCAAAGTCACAGTGTTTGCTGGAGAATCAGGAGCAGGTAAAAGCTATATTTGCTCCGGCAACATTATCAAACACGCACAGCAACAAGGCATCTTTGTGGTGTTGATTGACAGTGAAAACGCTCTTGATGAAGCATGGTTACATGCATTGGGCGTGAGCACTGATGAAAGCAAACTGTTGAAGTTGAGCATGGCAATGATTGATGATGTGGCCAAAACAATCTCAACATTTATGCAGGAATACAAAGCTCTAGCCGATGGTGATCGTCCCAAGGTTCTGTTTGTGATTGATAGTTTGGGTATGTTGTTAACACCAACAGACGTAAATCAGTTTGAAGCAGGTGAAATGAAAGGTGACCTAGGTCGTAAACCCAAAGCACTCACAGCACTTGTTCGTAACTGTGTCAACATGTTTGGCAGTTACAATGTAGGTCTAGTATGTACTAACCATACCTATGCTAGCCAAGACATGTTTGATCCTGATGACAAAATTTCCGGCGGCCAAGGTTTTATCTACGCAAGCAGTATCGTGGTTGCTATGAAAAAACTCAAACTCAAGGAAGACGAGGATGGCAACAAAGTAACTGATGTCATGGGCATTCGCAGCGCATGTAAAGTTATGAAAACACGTTATGCCAAACCTTTTGAAGGTGTACAGGTCAAGATTCCTTACGAAACAGGTATGAATCCCTACAGCGGTTTAGTAGACTTGGCAGAAAAAAGAGGACTGCTCAAGAAAGATGGTAATCGTTTGGCCTTTACTACTACTGACGGAGAAATTATCAAATTCTTCCGCAAAGCCTGGGAAAGCAACGAAGATGGTTGTTTAGATCGTGTAATGGCAGAGTTTAAGAATCAACCCGGAGAACTAAGTACCACTGAAACAATTGCGGAGGAGTAACATGCATTCAACAGTGGTAAGTGAACTATGGTATGAAATCAAACGACATATCGCGCCCGGTGATCGAGCAGACGCTGCTGAGATAGTGGTAGCAGTGTTGATAAACAATGACGAAGACATGGATGATATCAAAGCCGCTTTTAAAAGTGATCGAGAAATCAAGCAAGCCTTGATGGAATACCTTGATACTGAAAAGGGCTACGAGGAAGAAGAAGAGTATGACGAAGACGAAGAAGACACCGACGAATGGTAAACTGTGTGGTATAATCGTATAATTTCTGATCTCAGTTCAATTCCGGACTTTATTGAACACTACCAGTCTGAACTAGATTCGGCTAAACAAGACTGTCGCTTGTCGGGTGTAGTCGAAAAAAATATCACAGCTCTGCCCGGTATCACTGAGCATAGATTCAATCAGCTACAAGAAATAGAAGCTGTATTGAACTATCTCAATATCCAGTTACGCAAGATCCGTCGACGCCATTTTCAAAAGTATCTTGAGGCTTATGCTAGACAACTCACAAGTCGAGACGCTGAAAAATATGTGGATGGCGAGGATGAGGTTATTGATTTTGAAACTATTATCAACGAAGTGGCTCTCTTGCGTAACAAATGGCTTGGTATCATGAAAGGGCTTGACAGCAAACAGTGGATGGCTGGTCATATTGTGCGTTTAAGAACTGCGGGCATGGAAGATGTTCGTGTGTAAATAACCGCATGAAAATTGTTAATACGCACAAGAAAATCACCACTGACATGCTGTTACTCAGTGTTCCTTATGCAGACTTTTCCTACCCGCCCTGCGGTCCAGCTGTGCTCAAAGGCATTGCTGAGAGCCAAGGGTATTTGATTACCTGTCGTGATTTTGGCGTTGACTTTGTGGATTTCATCAAACAATATCCCGGGCTAGATGCTACCACAGTCATGACCACTTGGTTGAATGATTTTGACCACACACACGAGTATTATGAATTAATTGATAAGTTTTACAAATATTGTGTAGCAGAAATACAAAAGTATCAAACAAGATTTCTTGGTATAAGTGTGTTCAGTGTTTACCATCATAGATTTGCGTTTGATCTTTGTCAGAGACTACGTGCAGTAGCTCCTGATCTTGAAATAGTTATAGGTGGCAAAGGTATCAGTGTTAGGTATGGCGCTGGTATTGAAAAGTTATTAACTGGAACTGAAAAGTTTCTAGAATATCATCAGATAATGAAAAAGCGTAAGTTGATAGACTACGCGGTGATCGGCGACGCCGAAGACGCTATTATTGATTTACTTGCTGGTAAATTCCAACGTGATAATAATGCTCGGCAAACGCCTTCTATCAAAGATCTTAACTATCCTTTTTCCAATTTTGATGATTACGACATTGCTCGTTATGGAGCAGCATCCATGGGATTTATTCAACTGCCCGTGGTTAGCAGCAAAGGTTGTGTTCGCGCCTGCGACTTCTGCGATGTAGGTGCACATTTTGTAAGATTTCAAAGCAAGGATGGCAGCCGCCTTGTTGAAGAAATGATTTATCTGAGCGAAAAATACAAAATTTATTCGTTTGCTCTGCAAGACAGCATTGCCAATGGTAACATGAAATCACTGACTCAAATGTGTGAGAGGCTAGCAGAGTATAATCAGTCAGTAGATCCTGAGCGTAAAATACGCTGGGCTGCAAACTGGATTGCAAGACCTCCCAACAGCGTAAAGCCGCATTTCTTTGATCTCATGAAAGCAGCTGGATGCGAAAGTTTGGTTATTGGTGCAGAGTCAGGCAGTAACTATGTGTTAGAACACATGCGCAAGAAAACCACAGTTGAGGGTTTGTTTTATGAAATTGAGCAAATGGATCGCTGTGGTATTCCTGTCAACATAAATCTCATACTTGGACATTGGTCTGAACGCTGGCAAGATTTTGTTGACAGCTTAGATATGACTCTAAAACT